GTAACTCTACCAGCCTGTCAGATATAGACAGTATCTCGTTTTCTTTTTCCTCAACCGAACGCATCAGTTGATTAATGCTAAAGCTCAAATCTAGGTAATGCTCACGGTACTCAACAGGATTTTTATTCCTACTGAGCATCTGCCAGTTCGTAGTTTTTGGTTTCATTACATCACTCCTTTGGCAACGGCTCATAGAGTGTGTAATCATTGCACAGTTCGAACGCGTCTTTGTCGTGCTTGTTGCAGTGCCATCCACCATCTGGCTTTGGCCTAACAAACTGACAAGTCTGGCATCTCTTAGCAACCTCTGCACCTTCCCAACATGCGCCAGACTTAAAGCATCCTCGACATCTCCAGTCTGAACTATCTACGCTGATCTTTCTGGCATCTCCATCAAGCACTCGTTGCACGCGCTCCTTGAGGTGGCTGAACTCGAACTCATCGTAGTCCACAATCTCTGCGTGGTACTCTGAGTTATTCTTACAGACAGCAATAAAGAAACTGCTGTAAATTTTTGACATGCCCATCATCATCATCAACTGGGCGTAGTATCTTGGATGCGAATACTTAACGCCATCCTTCTTAAACTTTTTGAATGAAGCATCGTTCATCGACTTGATCTCCAAGACGCGCAACTCTCCATCATCTAATTCTATATGGCCGTCCATGTGGCAGACCACATGGCCGTTCCACTCTTCGTAAGTATGCTGACGTCCACTTAACCCGTCGACTTCCCAGACGCGCACGTCTGCCTTTTCTTTAAGGTCTTTTACTACCTCGTCTTCGAGGATGTGGCCCAAGCGGAATATACGCTTGAGGCGAGCGTCTGGCTCAGTGTTTGGAAATCCGCGCATACTGTATGCTTGGTATGCGTCACAGGGATGTCCGACGCCCGAAGCCCCAATATATTCTCTGGCTCTGCCTTCTGTTTGTTTATCATATCCGTCGTCAATTTTAATAACAACTTCCGTAGCTTTTATGCTCATAACCTACCTCAAGTTTGGGGGGCATTCGCCCCCCTTATTATTATTAAAACGGAATTTCGTCGTCCAAGTCCTTCGCGGGTGCTTGTGCAGATGCGATAGGAGTTGATGCCTGCTCATTCGTAGCCATAAACTTCTTGATCTCACTGGTTGTAACCTCGACATTATCACGATTAATCCACGGCTTACCCATGCCAACAATGATTTTACACTCAAGGTTTTTTAAAGTGCCAACGTCTCCCGGCTTGTCTGGGTTCGGGTGATTGCCAGCAACCAAGAAAGACTTCAACTGACGCATGCCAATCTCTTGTGCCTGTGAATTGCTGTGAACAATATTAAAGTTCATTCTAATATCGCCAGTGCCAGCCGCGTCTACGAAGTCTGCAACCAACTTTTTGTTTGATGTACTACCAATAGCTTCAACCTTGGCTTCAGTACATTTCACCGTGTACGTTCCGGGTTGCAGACGTGTGCTTCCACCGCCAGCTTCTACGCTTGATAGGTCTAATGACCCAAATCCATTCCAGTCACTCATTTGCTTTCTCCTTTAGGTGCTGTTTTTTCTTCTGGCGCAGACATCCGTGCCAGTAATTCAGTTACGTCATCAGACTTTTCGTAAGCCTTCAGACGGTTGCGCGGATCGCGCGTCTTGCCATGCCAACCAGACACTTCATCAGTAACGATGTACCTTTGAACTTTTGGTTTGCCTTGGTCATTAGGTTCTGTCGTCCGAACGCCACAAAGGACATGATCAAACAACGCAGGCACATGCTTGGATACCGCTTGGCCTTTAACGAGAGGCCAGTAATGCGTCATATCGTTTGCATCTTTCTCTTCTTTAGCCAGACATGTGACGTACACATGCACTGGTAAGTCACGAACTGCCTTGAGCGCACCCAACATCATGCGGTTGTAGTCACCCCACATAGCGAAAGCATTCTTATTACCCTCATGTTGTTTCTCAAGATGCTCAATCAGACGCTCAGACAACTCAGTTAGGCTGTCGATTGCGATCCATTTGTATCCAGCTTCTTTAAATTCTGGTGATGCGATGAATGACCAGATACCACGAAACGAATAGACGCCATTGTCGTGATCCTGTTTCCCATCCCAACTTGAGAACGGCAGGTAATCAATCGCTACGTCTTCAATGGATTTTAATCCAGCTTCGCCTGATAAGATTAATCCTTTGCCAAATCGCTTCTGATAGTAGCGACATTGGTAAGTCTTCCCATACCCATGGTGTGCATATAATAAAGTTTTTGTCGGTTCATTTTCTGTCACGTCCGACGTCGACATTGGTTTAAACATTTGGGATCACCTTCACTTTCGGTCTGTCCAGTTTTCGGGTTAGTGCATAGCGTAGTAATTCTTGCTCATGCTGTGGCAACTTCTGAAATTTACGCTTGTCCACACTGTGGCTACGCTTCACATGATCTGGCAGACTTCGGTCTCCAAATTGTTTTTCCAGAGCTTCTTTGTCCCATGACCAACGCTCAGATCGAGACACAATAACCTCAAACTTTGTGGTGGACTGGGCGATTTCCCCTGCTTCTTCGGGGAATAAATAGGCAATCTCATTTTCGAGTTGGCCTATTCTTTCTGCGATAACTTCGCTTTGTGACTTGAGTTGCGCGTACTCTTCGGCAAGTGGCTCAAGTTTATTTGCTGATATATCAGCGGCTTGTGGTCTGATGGCTGTATCTTCAAACACAGACCAACTGTCTACTTCACTCATTGTTACCTCCGTAAATCTAACACCAGCTTAATCGTTTGGTGTCTTGTAAACACCGTAAGAGTATTATACATTATACAAAGACGCAAGTCTGAAAACAAAAAAGGAAGATTATTATGCAAGCGAAGCTGAATATCCAAAGGTTGATTGATGACCTTGGCGGTGCGTCAGCGGTTGCCCAAATCGCAGGGGTAGTAAGGACTGCCCCATACGGTTGGATCAATCGCGCGTATGTGAGCAGTGTCGTCTTGGAGAAAATCAAATCCCAGAAACCAGAAATAGACTTAGACTTATACTTTGAAGAGGATGATTATGACCAAGACAAAACTAGACGCGGCTCTTGAATATCTGGAAAGAGGTTGGAGTATTATTCCAATCAAGCCAGAGGGGAAGAGACCTGCAATAAAATGGAGAGAGTACCAAGACAGATTGCCAACTGAAGACGAGGTGAATGGATGGTGGGGTCAATGGCCGAACCATGACATCGCTATCGTTACGGGCGCAATATCTGGCTTGGTCGTTGTCGACTGTGATAACGAAGACGCATTACATGCCGCGTTCGATGCGGGTATGCGCTCACCAATAAGAGTAAAGACAAAGCGCGGTGTCCATCTTTACTTCGAACATCCCAAGGACGGCGTCAGACGTGGCCCTCGTGCAGGGGTAAATAGCCGTGGCGCAGACTGGCCAAAGATAGACGGCTTAGATTTCAGAGGGGATGGCAGTTATGCCCTTCTCCCTCCTTCAAATCACTACCATTGGGATTACCCTCAGTATCTCGACTATGATGATTATCCTGTATGGGAAGACTGGCAACCAGCATTGCATGAAAAGGTAGAAGGAGAGTTCAGCTTTGAAGAGCTAGACTTGACGTCTGTCCAACCACTACAGCCAGACGAGTTCATCAGTGAATGGGATCGCACTGCCAAGTATGTAAGGGATCACTTCCCTAATACACTCAAGCTACCAACTGGCATGAGCAACGGTCGTAACGAGCGCGTCATGCGTCACATATCTGAAAGCATTCTCGAAGGTTACTTTGGCCCAGACCTACGCGTAAGAGGTCATGCGTTTATGAATGAGTTCTTCACTGATGCACTTGACGAGCCTGAGTTCGAGGCAACTGTTCAATCAATGGAGCAAGCTGAAAGGCGCAATCACCCCGAACGGTTTGATGATAAAGGTAACTACAACTTCAAGCCAATGGTACATCCAGAACAGCAGGCTGAGAAGCGTGATCGCAAGCTCATTCAGATGAAGGATGCAGAGCAACTTTTATCTCAAGCAGACGCCAAAAGTTACTTGATCGAACCTTGGCTACCGAGTAATACAATCGTGCAGGTCTTCGGTTATTCGGGCCACGGTAAATCCATGTTTGTTCAGCATGCAATGTCCTCCATGGCGGCGGGTCGAAAATACTTTGGCCCGTTCGAAATCGGCAGACCTGCACGAGTTCTGTACCTAGATTTTGAAATGGGTATGTCCACCATCGCCAAGCGTCTCATGGAGATGCGTCAGATGCACGGTGATACACAAGACAGACTTAATATCTGGACACCATTTGTTGATGATAAAGAGATAGACCTCAATCAACGCGAGGGACTGATCGAACTTCAAGGCTGGATTGAGTATGCAAAGCCAGACGTAGTAGTGATCGACACTATCCGTTCAGCTTACCCCGGACTTGGAGAAAACTCCGCAGACGAGTGGGCAAAGATAAACAAGCTGGCAGTAAAACTCCGCAACTCTGGCTTGTCTGTGATCATGGTACACCATTCAAACAAACCGTCTGAGGGTGGCATGGGTAGAGAAGCAGGATCAACCAACCAACTTACTGTGCTGGAGACACAGATCAGAGTGGCTCAAGTTTTTGCAGACGAAGATACAGCAAAACAAAACGCAGGCATCTTTGACGGGTCATACGATCACCCAATCTGGCCACAGCTACAAGCCAAACTTCCGCCAGAACATAGGTTGTATATGGTCATGGAGGTTCGTTATGGAAAAGTACGTGAGTGGACAGACATGCACGACCGTGTTCAGTGGGTCGGGTTTGCGGCTCACAATATAACAGATGCGAAAGTAGTTGTGTCTAGTAGATCAACAAAGCAACGTGCGAAGGATATGGCATTGGATGGTTACGATCCAGAGTATATCGCTACGAAGTTGGCCAGACCCTTACGCCTTGTTCGCGATTGGCTTGAGCTTGATCCACCTGTTTCTTCCGCTTCTCCTCCTCTTCGGGTGATAACTTCCGAATAGAAATAACCTTGGCTTCGGGGAAATACTCTCGAACTTTATCTACAAACGCGGCAACTTCGGGATATTTCTCACGGTTGTTGCGTTTTTTTTCGTCAACGTCTGTCACGGCTAACCTATTGTTTTCATTGAAGAACACTAGAAGTGGTATAACGTCGAGTTCAACTTCGTAGAAGAAGTCTGTCTCGTTCTAGTCAAACGCCCCACCTGCGGTGGGGGCGTTTCAAACTCAACGCCTTGACGTTATACCATCCTCGGCCTCATACGTCAATAGTTGTGTTAAAGACACCTAAAGATATTTACATTTCTCTTTTTGCGTATTAAATTCTATACAAATTCAGCCCGTTAGGAGAAATATATGCCAAGAAATGTTCGCGTAAGTGACGCGGATTTGTCTTGGCTCCAAAAAAACCACAGAAATACAAATTACTCAGAGATGGCACGCCGGATAGGTTGTTGCGTCGACACACTGAAGCGCATCCTCGTTAGAGAAGGACTTCAAGAATTTGATGGAGCTAAGTACCAAGTCCGACGAGACTTTGAGGAAATAAAGTGGTCGCGTCCCTGCATGTCGTGCGGTGACACAAAGAAACGTCCGAAAAACTGGTTCTTTTGTAAGCCGTGTCGGAAAGATATGGGGTATGAAGATTGACTGGTAGAGCAATGAAAGCAAAGGGTGACAAGTACGAACGAGAACTTGCCGCATACATCAACGAAGCAACAGGTCTGCAAAGTTTCCGCGCACCCTTATCGGGTGGCGGACACGTCAACATGGTTGGAGGTGCAGACTTACTGGGTACACCAGACTTATTCGTAGAGGCCAAGAGAGTGGAACGCCTAAACTTCCACGATGCCTTACGCCAAGCTGAAACAAACATTGATAAGACAAGGTCAGACAGTAGTGCGCTAGTTGTGAACAGACGCTCGCGCATGAAGACAGGTGAAAGTCTGTGCCTGATCAGACTGGACGACTTCCTCAAGTATTATCTGGCATATTTACAGAGAGAAGGACTGACCCAGAAGTAGGAGAAAACCATGGCGGCAAAAAAGAAAAAGCGTTGTAGTGTAAGTCTGTCTGTCGGACGTGGCGAGAAGAAGCCTGCATCAAAAGGCGCGGGTCTTACAGCCAAAGGCAGAGCCAAGTACAACAAAGCATGTGGCTCAAAACTCAAAGCACCTCAACCGTCTGGTGGTAAACGTCGATCATCTTACTGTTCTCGATCAGCAGGACAGATGAAGATGCACAATATTTCATGTAGCAAGACGCCAAAGAAGCGCATATGCGCCGCGCGTAGAAGGTGGAAGTGTTAATGCACATACAGAACTGGTTCCAAGTCCCAGCATTTAACGAAGACGAGTGTGATCAAATCCAAGCACTGTGTGATCAGGTCTCTATCAATGACGCGTCTGTTATCGCTGGCCGTAGGTTCGTATCAAAGCTCCAAAGAAATTGTAAGGCTGGGTGGATCAGACAAGACGGGCCAAACGATTGGCTATATAACAAGGTCGACCGTCTGTTCAACGACGTAAACAATCGCACTCTTGGCTTTAACCTCGATGGAGAACTGGAAACGCTACAGTATCTTGAGTATGGCTTCGGTCAATTCTATGGCACTCACGTAGACAATGGTGCAGACCAAGTCGAGAGACGTAAACTTACAATGGTAATCCAACTATCAAGTCCACGTTCATACACTGGTGGCAGACTGCGTGTCTACGGGCAGACGAAACTTCGTCATGCTCCCCGTGAACGGGGGCATGCCGCGATCTTCCCCTCACACTTACCTCATAGGGCAAACCCAGTATGGACAGGCAAACGGAAAGTATTAGTAGCGTGGAAACGTGGGAAGAAGCCTCTGTCTTAATAGCACAAGAGATACAACTATGGTCTGAGACTGTGCTAGAGAAGGCTTCGCCCCTCTTCGGGGGCTTGCCTCCATGCCCTTACGCAAGACAAGCATGGTTACGCAACGTCGTAATGATACATGTCACCCCAGACATCGACGCTGTACTCGAAGTCAAAGCGTTCCACCCACCAACAGACGATCTAATCCACCTCATGGCTTGGACTGAGTACGACGAGATGACACCTGCTGAGTTCAACACTTGGATCGAAGAGCAAAACAAAAACCATTTCGGCGTCTGGATCATGGGGTTCCACCCGGACAGCCCGGAAGACCCACTAACTCCTGAGTTCGAAGGTCTCGGTGCGGACGACTACGCTATCATTCTTGTGCAATCATACACTCACTTGATCGAGGCATCTGAAAGATTGCGACAAACAAAATACTACGCAAATTTCCCAGACGCAGACATCAAGTACATTGAACAACGCAAGGAGACATATGATGCGTGGAATGAAAAAGTCGATGCGAAAGCCCAAGCCAGCCGCGAAGAGGAAGCCCTCCAGCGCAGGATCGAAGGCGACGAAGCGGAACACTAGGAGGTAATGTGGCATGCGTAGAAACAGAGGTAAAATCTTTGGCACATCGGGGCCAACCATGGGCAAGCAAGTGCTACGCGCACAGAACCCATACCGTGCGATGTCGAATATGCCGACGCAGTTTGGAAGAACCGCACAGAAATCTTCATCACCTATCTTTGGACAACGTAACCGCACTATTCGGAGGCGGTAATGAAATCCTCAAAGGTAAAGTCAATCGCAAGAAAGACACAGACGGGCAACATGCAACACGCTGTATGCCCCTGTGTTTTACGGGGTAACAATGGCAAGCAAGTCAAAGAAGAAGCCCGCAAAGCGTGACGCCTGCTACACGAAAGTGAAGGCAAGATATACTCGCAACGGTGGCACATGGCCATCAGCGTATGCGTCTGGCGCACTCGTAAAATGCAGAAAAGTCGGCGCGAAAAACTGGGGCAACAAGAGTAAAAAGAAATGAGCTTACGAAAGTGGTTTAATCAGAATGACGGAAAGGGATGGATTGACTGCAAGACGGGCAAACCTTGTGGTCGATCCTCCCGCACTGATAGTAAGCGTCCGTATCCTGCGTGCCGCCCAACCAAGTCTGCGTGCAATTCGTCTGCAAAGAAAAAGACAAGCAAGAAGCGCATCAGTTGGAAGAAGAAAAAGGCATGAGCTTTTCAGACAAACTAGGCCACAAAACAAACCTATCGAACGGCATCATTGAAGCCGCCGCCGCCCTTGGCGTCGACCCAGTAGACCTTGCTACCATTATATCATATGAAACCGCAGGTACATTCGACCCACAACAGAAGGGGCCGAAGACCAAGTGGGGTCAACACGCAGGCTTCATACAGTTTGGCGA